GCACATTTTGCTTGACGAGCGTGACGCTATTGGTTATAGATGCGGCATGCCTGCGGAATCGGCCTGAAGGGAATACCCGGACGGGCCCGGTCAAGCGAAAGGGCCTTCTGACCATGGTGACCGAATTGATGCTGGCCGCGCCGCCGGCCCCTGCAACTGCGCCGAACCGGGTGCGGGCCAGTGGACGGCGGCCGCGCACGCGGTTGGGGCGGCGGGTGTTTGGCACGCGGGCCAAGCGGCTGGTGTTTCTGGATGCGCTGGCGCGCTGTGGCGATCCGGCGGTGGCGGCGCGGGAATTGGGTGTTTCGGTGTTTGATGCCTATCGCGTGCGTGATGCCGATGCCGAATTTGCCGCCCAGTGGCAGGAAGCGATCACCATTGCCTGGGAGCGGGTGGAAAACCGCCTGCTGTCGGAATTGTTGAGCGAGGCCGAGGCCAAGGATGGCAAGACCAGCAATCTGCGCGACAGCAAGCTGGCGCTGGCCATATTGGCGCGGCGCGACAGCGGGGTGACGCGGGCTGGCGGCACGGCCGGGCGGCCGGTGGATGGCGCCCATGTGGCGCGGCTGAGGGCCGAATTGCGGGCGCTGGCCGATCCGGCCTGAGCCGGCCAATCACGGGGGTGACCACCGGCCGTTTGCGGCTGTTTGCTGATCCGGTGCCGCACCAGCCCTTGTGGCCGGCGCTGCGCCGCTGCGGGAGCCGCCGCCGATGGCCAAGGGCAAACTGGCAGCGTCGCTGCTGGAGAAGTTTCGGGCGCTGCCGCGGGACGTGCAACGGCACTGGCTGAACCGATATGGTGAAGATGCCGTGCTGGCCATGTTGGCTGGTGCCGGCGCGTTGCGCCCGCCGCAGCTGGCCCCGGCCGGGGATTGGGGCATCTGGGTGATCCTGGCCGGGCGCGGATTTGGCAAGACGCGTGCCGGCGCGCAGTGGGTGCATGATCTGGCCGCGGCCGGCGGACGCCGCTTTGCGCTGGTGGCGCCCAGCCTCGATGCGGCGCGCGCCGTGATGGTGGAGGGCGAATCCGGCTTGTTGGCGCTGTTGCCGCCGGGTCAGCGCCTGACCTGGCAACCGGCGGCAAAGCGCCTGATCTGGTGCAATGGCAGCGAGGCGCGGCTCTATTCCGGGGCGGAGCCCGACGGCCTGCGCGGTGGCCAGTTCGATTATGCCTGGGGGGATGAATTTGCCCATTGGGCGCATGGCGAGGAAACAGTGATGAACTTGCGCATGGCGACCCGGCTGGGGCCCGCCCCGCGCATCATGCTGACAACAACGCCGCTGCCGCTCAATTGGCTGAAGGCACTGCTGGCCGAGCCGGGCGTGGTGGTGACGCGCGGGCGAACGCAGGACAATGAACGAAATTTGCCAAAAGGGTTCGTTGGCGCGCTGGAGCGCCGCTTTGGCGGCAGCATCACCGGCCGGCAGGAGCTGGAGGGCGAGATTGTCGAGGATCTGGACGGCGCCTTGTGGACCCGCGCGCTGATCGACCGGCAGCGCGGGCAGTGCCCCGCCGATGTGGTGCGGGTGGTGGTGGGGGTGGACCCACCGGCTGGCGGCGGCACCTGCGGCATCATCGTGGCGGCGCTGGCCGGCGAGGGCCGGGCCTTTGTGCTGGCGGATGCGAGCATCGCCGCAGCGCGGCCGGAGGATTGGGCGCGGGCCGTGGTCGCCGCGGCAGACAAATGGCAGGCGGACCGGGTGGTGGCCGAAGTGAACCAGGGCGGCGCCATGGTGACGGCCATGCTGAAATCGGTGGATGCGGCGCTGCCGATCACCGCCGTGCGCGCGGCGCGGGGCAAGGTGGCGCGGGCCGAGCCGGTGGCGGCGCTCTATGCCGAAGGGCGGGTGTGCCATGCCGGGGTGTTTCCGGCGTTGGAGGATGAGCTGTGCGGCCTGCTGGTGGGCGGGCGTTATGCCGGGCCGGGGGCATCGCCTGACCGCGCCGATGCGGCGGTGTGGGCGTTGACCGCGCTGTTGCTGGGCGACCGGCCGGCGGTGCCGGGGATTCGGGAATTGTGAGGCGGTGATCTTCTCCCCTCGGGGGGAGGTGCCTGCAGGACGGCGGGGGTTTGCATGCGGTGAGGGCTCGCCCCCTCCGCCGCCCTGCGGTCGGCACCTTCCCCAGAGGGGGAGGATCTTTGGGGGTGCGCGGTGTTTGCCGGCCCCCTCCGTCAGCCTGCGGCTGCCACCTCCCCCAGAGGGGGAGGATCTTGAAGCGTTGAACATGAAGGGGTTGCGCCATGCGATTGCCGTTTTTGCGGACCAAATCCGCCAGCCCGCCGGTGGCCCGTGGCATTCCGGCCTGGGCCAGCCCATTGGCAGACGAGGCGCAGGATTATGGGGCGCAGGTGCGCAGCGCCTTTCTGGGCAATCCGGTGGCGGCGCGGGCGATCCGCATGATCACCGAAGGGGCGGGCGGGGCGCCGGTGGAGAGCCGGCCGGGCGACCATCCGGCGCTGGCGTTGCTGGGCAGCAGCGGCAGCGGGCCATCGGGGCCCGGCCTGATCGAGACGGTGGCGGGGCATCTGTTGCTGCACGGCAATGCCTGGGTGCTGGCCGGCTGTGGCGGCGATGGCCTGCCGCGCGCGCTGTTTGCGCTGCGGCCCGAGCGGGTGCGGGTGGAAACGGACAGCCAGGGCTGGCCGGTGGCTTATGTCTATCGCGCTGGCGGGCAGGAGCGGCGCTATCCGGTGGAGGGCGAGGGCAGCCTGCTGCATCTGCGCAGCTTTCACCCGCTGGATGACCATCTGGGGGCGGGCTGCCTGTCGGCAGCGGCGGGGGCGGTTGCCATCCACAATGCGGCGGCGCGCTGGAACCGGGCACTGCTGGACAATGCAGCGCGGCCGAGTGGCGCCTTGGTGTACCAGCCTGGTGACGGATCGGTGCTGAGCCCCGACCAATATGCGCGGTTGAAGGCCGAGATGGAGGCGGCCTTTGCCGGCGCGGCCAATGCCGGGCGGCCGATGCTGCTGGAAGGCGGCCTCAGCTGGCAGGCGTTGAGCCTGTCGCCGGCCGAGATGGATTTTGCCGGCATGCGCGAGGCGGCGGCGCGCGACATTGCGCTGGCGCTGGGGGTGCCGCCGCTGCTGATCGGGCTGAAGGGGGACAACACCTATGCCAATTATCGCGAGGCCAATGTGGCGCTGTGGCGGCTGACGCTGCTGCCGCTGCTGGCGCGCATATTGGGTGGGCTTTCGGCCTGGCTGGGCTGGTGGTGGCCCGGCCTTTCCCTGGTGGTGGCCAGGGATGACATTCCGGCGCTGGCCGAGGATCGCGCCCGATTGTGGGAGCAGGTGCGCGGCGCCGATTTCCTGGATGCAGCGGAAAAGCGGCGGATTCTGGGGCTTTCTGATGGAGATGGCCAATGAGCACGATCCTGGAAGGGCTGTTGGCGCAGGCCGAGGCCCAGGGCGCGGCGCGGGTGACGCTGCAGGCGGTGATCGAGGAGGCGGCCGAAGCCGGGGCGGCGCGGGCGCTGGCCCGGCTGGGCCTGACCGATGACCATGCCGGGGCCGATATCGGCGAACTGCGTCAGCTGGTGCAGGGCTGGCGCGATGTGAAGAAATCGGCGCTGAAGAGCCTGGTGGGCTGGGCGGTGCGCAGTGCGGTCGCGCTGTTGCTGGTGGGCATCGCGTTCAAGCTGGGGCTGGTGGAAGGGGGGCGGCCATGAGCGGGCAGGCCTTGCGGATCGCTGGTTATGCATCGGTGTTCGGCCGGCCCGACAAGGGCGGCGATGTGGTGGTGAAGGGCGCTTTTGCGGGCGCCGCCGCGCCGCTGCCGCTGTTGTGGCAGCACAAACAGGATGAACCGATCGGGTTTGTTGAGAGCCTGGCCGAGGATGGCCGCGGCCTGCGCATCACTGCGCGCATCGTGGCAGAGGGCCGGGGCAGCGAGGCCGCCGCGCTGGTGAAGGCCGGCGCCATTGATGGCTTGAGCTTTGGATACCGGGTGAAGGCCGCCAGCCCGACCCGGAATGGCCGCCGGCTGGAGCGGCTGGAGCTGGTTGAAGTCTCGCTCGTGACCTTTCCCATGCAGGGCGAGGCGCGGGTGCTGGGCTGGCAGGAGGAGCAGACGGATGCTGGAAGTGAAATCTGACAATCTGGCCGGCGTGTTTGATGCCGGTGTGGAGATCCCGGGCCGGCCGGCGCTGGAGGCCAAGGCGGTGACGATGACGCCGCCGGCCAAGGGCGGGCTGGGCGTGCCGCTGGAGATCGACGACACGATCAACCGCGTGCTGCGCGCCGCATCGCCCATTCGCAGCATCGCCCAGGTGGTGGAGGTGGGGTCGGCCAATTATCGCCGGCTGATCACCACCACCGGCGTGGTTTCGGGCTGGGTTTCGGAAACGCAGGCGCGGCCCGAGACGGACACGCCGGATTTTGCCGAGATCGCCCCGCCGATGGGCGAGCTTTATGCCAATCCGGCGGCCAGCCAGGCCATGCTGGATGATGCCGGGTTCAATGTGGAAACCTGGCTGGGCGAGGAGATCGGGCGCGAATTTGCCCGGGCCGAGGGCGTGGCTTTTGTGACCGGCGATGGCGTGAACAAGCCGCGCGGTTTCCTGAGCGCACCCACGGCGGCGACGGCGGATGCGACCCGGCCGTTCGGCACGTTGCAGACGGTGAATTCGGGCGCGCTGGGCGGCTTTGCGGCGACCAATCCGCAGGACCGGCTGATCGATCTGGTGCATGCGCTGGCCAGCCCCTATCGCCAGGGCGCGGTGTGGGTGATGAACAGCGCGACGCTGGCCCGCATCCGCAAGTTCAAGACCAGCGATGGCGCCTTCATCTGGCAGCCGGGCCTGGGGCCGGACCAGCCGCAGACGCTGCTGGGCTATCGCGTGGTGGAAGCCGATGCGATGCCGGACGTGGCGAGCGACAGCCTGAGCATTGCCTTTGGCAATTTCCAGGCCGGCTATCTGATCGCCCAGCGCCGCGAGACCGTGGTGCTGAAGGACCCTTACAGCAACAAGCCCTATGTCCATTTCTATGCCACCCGCCGCGTGGGCGGGGCGGTGCTGGACAGCCGCGCCATCAAGCTGATGCGTTTTTCGGCCTGAGGCGTGGCCGGGGCCGGCGGCCTGACCCCCTGCCGCCGGCCCCCATTTTTTCAAGGAGATCGCAATGCCCGACAATGTGACGGCGCCCGCCGTGGGCGTGGCCTTTGCCACCGACGAAATTGCCGGCGTGCACTGGCCCTTTGCCAAACTGGCCTTTGGCGCGGCCGATGCGGCCGTGCGCGTGGCCGATGCGGACGGGTTTCGGCTGCCGGTGAGCGTGCCGACATTGGCCACCAGCACCCGCGCCTATGATTTTGCCGCCGGGCAACGCCTGACGACGGCGGGCAGTGGCCAGGTGCGATCGGCGGCGGTGGCGGCGGCCGAAGTGTTGCTGCACGCATCGGTGCGCGGGTTTTTCCGCGTGGGCGATGCCGCGGTGGCAGCGAGCGTGGGCGCGGGCAGCATCCCGTTGGCGGCGGATGAGAAATTCCACCTGCGCATCGCCCCTGGCCAGTTCCTGTCCTTCATTCGCGATGGTGCCGCCGATGGCAGCCTGACCATCGTGCCGGTGGCGCCATGATCGGCCTGATCGGCGCGGTGGGGCGGGTCGGCATGGCCGGCGGGCGGCGCGTGGCCCCGGCCGGCGTGCCGGATTTCGGCCTTTCGGGCAGCAGCGTGACAACGGCCTGGGGCACGGTGGCGGTGGGCGATCTGGTGCCCAACGCCGCCACGCCGGCGGGGGCCTATTTCGTGCTGGTGGGGGAACCCGCCGGCCTGGCAGTGGTGAACGGCTGATGGCAATTCAGGTGCAAACCCAGGGCACGACTGATCTGCGGCTCAGCGCGGCCATCATCAAGCCCGGCTATGCCGGCGCCGGCCGCAGCATTGGCGGCCAGACGGGCCAGTTGATGGGCCATTGGCGGGCGATGTTCGTGCGGCTGCCCGGCAGCGGCTTCACGCTCAATGGCGCCTATGTGATGCTGGGCAGTGATGGCAACAGTGGTGGCAACTTCGCCGCCGGTGATGACACGTCGCTGCGCATCTTTGGCACCGGATCGGTAAATACGCTGCGGCCGTCGGCCCGCTATCGCAGTGGCAGCACCGAGGCCTTTGCCGGCACGGCCGGCGCCGAGGGCCAGTTCGCCGGCATTGCCGCCATGAGCGCCACGCCCAGCGTGTGGCTGGTGATCGAAGGCGTCACCAACACCGGCAGCAACGCCAGCCCGGTGTGGCGGGGCTGGGGCGCGGTGTGCCAGGTGGGCAGCGCCGCGCCATCGAGCCAGGTGGCGGCGACGGCCATCGCATCGGCCTGGATCAGCGGCACCACCGGGGCCCTGCTGCGCCAGATTTTCGCCGCGGCCGGCACCGGTTCCACCCGCACGCCCGTTGGCGTTGCCATGGAACAAGTGGCACTGGCGGCCGGCGATTTCCCGTGGGACACCGCCAACAACCGCCCGCATCATGATGCCATCGCGGCGCTGGCCGGTGGCGGGGCCAACCCGTTCCACACCTATGCCAGCCTGGTCGCGGCGCAGAATGCTGGCACCTTGCCCTATGCCAACTGCGATCAGGGGCTGGGCAATCTTGATTATCACTGGACGCTGCGCAACCTGACTGCCGGCCTTGCCAACAGCGGCACCGCCGGTGCTGCCACGCTGGCGCAAACGGACTGGAACAGCCTGACCGGCGGCCTCGTCGACACCGGCGACATTGCGCCGGCCCATTGGTATGGCGGCGCGCCGGCGATCACCAACCCGGCAGTGAAGTTCACCAGCGGGCGGGGCGCGCGCGCCACGGCGGTTTCGGGCACCCGCAACAGCGGCGCGGCCGTGGAACGCCGCTGGGAGCGCATGAGTGACAGCGCGGCCGTGGCCGGGCTGGATTGGGGCGCGCCGGCCAGCCAGAGCGGCACCACCTGGCAGGTGAGCGACACGCTGCCGGTGGGCGGGCCCTATCGCCTGCGCGTGCGCTATGTCGCCGATCCCGGCCTGTCGGCCAGCTCGGATGATTGGCTGGTGGGCACAGCGGTGTGCATCAATGGCCAATCCGGCATGGAACTGATCTTCGAAGGCGGCACCGCCGGCGGCAACAATCTGAACATCGCGGTGGCCAGCGGCGCGCAAGGCGTGCTGGTCAAGCTGAACAACCAGAGCGGCGGCACGGCCGCCACCTATGCCCAGCCCAGCCTGGTGGTGAGCCGGCTTGCCAGTGCCACCACCCCGGCCAACAACCATGGTGCCGTGTTGTTCCTCAATGAGTGGAACGTCGCCAATCCCGGCCACCCGCTGCTGATCTGCAACATGGCGATCAACGGCACGGTGATGGCCGATTGGGCCAACAACACCACGGTCAACGGCGGCCATGCCAGTTGGACCTTCCTGGGCACGATTGGCGCCGTGGCCGGCCCCAGCAGCGGCAATGCCAGCGGCGTGGTCGAAGCCTATGCCGCCGCGCTCAATCGGCACATCGATGCGCACATGATGATGTGGACGCCGAACATGAGTTCGGACAGCGCGGTGCGCGCCAGCTATGTCGCAGCCATCGATGCGCGCTTCAGCAACGCCGCCAGCGCGCCCTTCATCGTGATGCCGCCGTGGCGCGGCCACCGCGAACCCGGCGACCTGTCCAGCCTGGTATCGAAGCGGCAGGAGCATCTGGATTTCGTGGCGCAGCTGAATGTGGCGCTGGCCGGGCGCGGCGTGCTGGGGCCTTATTGGGCCGATGTGGTGATGGACGGCAAGCCGAACCCGGCCACCGATGGCGGCACCGGTTCGCTGCACTGCGCCTTCAACAATGCGGCCGGCGCGCTGGCCAACACCGGCGGTTCGCCGGTGAGCGATGAAAACCAGGTGGGCCAGGCCCGGCTTGGCCGCAGCCTGGGCCGCGTGCTGGCTTGGGCTTGGGATCGCACCATCAAGGCGCACGGCCCGCGCGTGCTGGCCGCCTGGAGCGACAACGGCCGCGCCACGGTGCAGATCGAGCTGGGCCGCGCCTGCCGCACGCTGAACGGCGCCGCGATCAGCGCCAACCAGTTCTGGGTGAGCCTGACGGGCGGCACCAGCTTTGGCCGCGCCGATGGCCAGAGCGAGACGCTGACCGCCACCGGCAACCCCACATTCACCGTGGCGCTGGACGCGACGGGCACGCGGGCAATCCTCACCCCGGCCGATGGCGGCACCGCCTGGGCGGCGGCGGGCGCGAACCTGCGGGTGGACTATGCCCGGCGCTGGCCGTTCGGCCCCACCGATCTGCCCGATGAACGGGGCAGCGAACGGGCGCTGGATGGCATCCTCTATGACGACCAGACCCATCGCGGCGGCGTGAATTTCAGCGCCGGGGTGCGGCCGGGCAATCCGTTGCAGGGCAGCAACCGCACCGGTGCCGGCCTGGCTGGCGTGGCCGTGGCAACGCGCGGGCCGGCCAGGCTGGTCGCCACCGAACGCTGGACCGGCACGCGCACCGTGACGGTGCGGATGATGGCCGCCGATGGGGTGACGGTGCTGCGGGAACGGGCGCTGCCAATTGTGGCGGCCTGAACGGGAAGGGCGGCGATGATCCTGACGCATTTCATCCTGTGCCTGGCCCAGCCGCCGGTGCTGATCGCGCCCGAGGCGGCCACCTGCCCGGCCAGTGCCGGGGCCAGCGATGTGACGATCATCAGCGCCAGCGCGCCAGCCGGGCCGGTGCTGCGCGTGGCGGCGGCGCCGGCGGTGCTGCTGGTGGGCCGCAGCTGAACCGGCGACGCGGCGGGCAACAGGAATTCAAGGGGAGTGCAGGCGATGGCGAAATTTGCCGATGCATCGGTGCTGGATGCGGCGCTGGCCGTGGTGGCGGGCGCAACCCGGCTGGTGGTGACCAATGGTCAGCCGGCCGATGTGGCCACGGCCGATGCGGCGCGACTGGCAGAGGCGACGCTGGGGCCCGGCGATTTCACGTTGGGGACCAGCGCTGGCGGTGGCCGGCGGCTGGCGGTGGCGGGCAAGGCCGGGCTGGTGGCGCTGGCCAATGGCACCGCCGATCATGTCGCCCTGATCGATGATGGCGCCGGCCGGGTGCTGCAGGTGACGACCTGCCCGCCGGCGGCGGTGCTGGCCGGCGTGGCGCTGAACGTGGCGGGCTGGGATTTCGTGATCGGGGCGCCGTTGTGAACATGGTTTTGGGCGCAGCAACAGGGAAAGGACGGGCGGCATGACCGGCGTGTTCCTGAAGGATCCGGGCGGGCGCCTGGAATATCAGGTGGATTGGCAGAGCGATTATCTGGCCGGCCGCAGCATCGTGGCGTCGGACTGGCAGGTGCTGCCGGATCAGGCCGGGGTGGCCGCGGCGTTGACGCTGAGCGCGCCGCGCCTGGCCGATGGCCGCACCGCCATCACCTTGGGCGGCGGGCGGGCGGGCCAGCTGTATCGCGTGGTCAACCGCATCACGCTGGCCGATGGCAACAGCGATGAACGCACCCTGGTGGTGCGGGTGGAGGACCGGTGATGGCAGCGATTTCCCTGGACGCCGGCCCGATGGTGGTGGGCCTGGCCGAATGCAAGGCCGCGCTGCGGCTGGAGCGGGATGATGAGGATGGCCTGATCGCCGGGCATATCCGCACCGCCATGGCGCTGTGTGAGGCGTTCACGGGCCAATGGCTGATCGAGCGGGAGGGCGAACAGCGGCTGGCCGGCGATCTGGCCTGGCAGCGGCTGGCCGTGGCCCCGGTGGTGCAGGTGAGCGGGGTGTTCGCCGGGCCGGCCGCGTTGGCCGATGGCTGGGAGGCGGAGGTGACGGCCGATGGCAGCGGCTGGGTGCGGCTGACGCGGCCGCCGCAAGGCGCGGTGGCGGCGCGCTTCCGCGCCGGGCTGGCCCCCGATTGGAATGGTGTGCCGGAGCCGCTGCGGGCCGGGATCGTGCGGCTGGTGAGCCATTTTTACAGCCATCGCGATGCCGCCGATGCCGGCCCGCCGCCGGCCGCCGTGGCGGCGCTGTGGCGGCCCTGGCGGCGGATGGCATTGGCTTGAGGCGGGGCCTGAGCTGCATCCTTCGACAGGCTCTGGATGAGCGGGTCGGGACCGGAAGCGGGAGCATGGATGATGGCGGACGAACTGGCCGGCCAGTTGGCCGAACGGGTAGAACTGGAGCAGTGGCAGCCGGCGCGTGATCTGGCGGGTGACGATGCCGGGGCGTGGGCGGCGCTGGGCAGCGGCTTTGCCGGGGTGGTGCCGGATGGGTCCGGCCCGGCGCTGGCCGGCGAGGCGCGGCGTTCGGGCCGGCGCTGGCGGGTGGTGATGCGGACGCGGCCGGAACTGGCGGGCGCTGGCGCGCTGCTGCTGCGGCTGCGCTGGCGTGGCCAGTGGCTGCATGTGCTGGGCGTGGAGGATGATCCGCGCGTGCCCGACCGGGTGGTGCTGCGCTGTGAAGGGCGGGGGCCGTGAACACGGCGGGCCTGGTGGCGCGGTTGCGGGCCCAGGGTGCGGCGTTGGCGGCGGCGCTGGTGGCGCGGGTGCGCCGGGATGGCCAGGCGCGCTTTGGCCGGCGCGACCGGTTGGCCGATCCGCGCATCTTGTGGCCCGCAAGGCAAGATGGGGGAGATGAGCGATGAGCGCGAGTTTGGCGGTGCAGCAGGCGCTGGTGGCGGCGCTGGCGGGCGTGCCGGGTGTGACCGGCGTGTATGACGGGCCGGCGCTGGATGCCGCCGCCCCATATTTGGTGATCGGGCCCGATCGGATGGGCGATGCCGGGCACAAGAGCGGGGTGGCGCACGAGCATCGGGTGGCGGTGACCGCCTGGGATGACCGGCCGGGCGTGGCGCGGTTGAAGCAGCTGCTGGGCGCGGTGGAGGCGGCGGTGGCCGGCCTTTCCGGCGAATGGGCGGGGCACCGGATCATTTCGGCGCGGCTGCTGCGCCAGAGCCTGGGCAACCCGCAGGATGGCTGGCGGCCGGGCCTGATCGAACTGCGCATCGTGACGGAAGCAATCTGAGAAAGGGACGGCAATCATGGCAATCGAAAAGGGCTCCGCCTTTCTGTTGAAGGTGGGCAATGGCGCGGTGCCGCTGGCGTTCACCACGGTGGCCGGCCTGCGCACCACGCAGATGAGCGTGAACACCGAGACCGTGGTGGTGACCAACCAGGGCAGCGGCGGCTGGCGCGAATTGCTGTCGGGCGCCGGGGTGCGATCGGTCTCGCTGTCGGGCAGTGGCGTGTTCACCGGATCGGCGGCCGAAGCGCGGGTGAAGGCCACCGCGCTGGCCGGCACCATCGATGATTACCAGGTGCAGTTTGAAAGCGGCGAGACGGTGACCGGGCGCTTCCTGATCAGCCGGCTGGATTATGCCGGCGATTTCAATGGCGAGCGCACCTACACGCTGCAGCTGGAATCGAGTGGCGCGGTGGTGGCGGCATGAGCGGCGCCAATGCGGTGCGCGGAGAGGCTGGCCTGATGCTGGGCGGGCGCCCGGTGCTGATCCGGCCGAGCTTTGCCGCGCTGGTGGCGGCCGAGGCCGAGCTGGGGCCGTTGTTTGCCCTGTGTGAGCGGGCGGCGGCGGGGCAGCTGACCTTGCACGAGATGGCGGCCTTGTTGTGGCATTGCGCGCCGGAACCGGGCTGTGACCGAGCCGATTTTGGCGAGGCGCTGGTGGCCGGCGGGCTGGCGGCGGCGACCCCGGCGCTGCGCGTGCTGTTGGGCCAGATCCTGGCCGGGGCGGGATGAGCCGCTTTGCCGATGCGGCGCGGCGCGGCTGCCATGCGGCGGCCGTGGCGCTGGGCTGGCGGCCGGCGGAATTCTGGGCGGCGACCCCGGCTGAGCTGCGCACCTGCCTGGGGCAGGATGGCCCGGCGGACGCGGCGGCCGCGGATGCCGGCCTGCTGGCGCAGATGATGGAGCGGTTTCCCGATGCTGAACGATCCTGTGGATGAACTGGTGGTGCAGGTGCGCGCCGATACCGGCGGCTTCATGGCCGGCGTGGCGGAGATGCAGCGCACGCTGGATGGCCCCTTTGCCGGCGGGCTGGAGCGGGCCGGGCTGGGCCTGTCGCGATCGCTGGGGCGGGCGCTGTCGGATGGCAAGCTGGGCTTTGACGAGCTGCGCGTGATTGCGCTCAGGGCGCTGGGCGAGATCGGCCAGGGTGCGCTGCGCATGGATTTGGGCAGCCTGTTTGGTGGCGGCGCGGCGCGGCCGCTGGCGGGCTTTCTGGGCGGGCTGTTCGGCCTGCCGGGGCGGGCGACAGGCGGCCCGGTGACGGCGGGGCGCCCCTATCTGGTGGGCGAACGCGGGCCGGAAGTGTTTGTGCCCACGGCGGCCGGCCGGGTGGAGGCCAATGGCGGCGGCCGCGCGCCGATCCAGCTGACGGTGAATGTGGCGGCCCCGCGTGAGGCCAATGCGCAGGCGATGCGGCAGACCGGCGCGCAGGTGGCGCGGGCGGTGGCGCGCACGCTGGACCGGGTGCGGCCATGATGCGCTGGTGGCTGGCCGGGCCGGACGATCGCGGGCGCACGCGCTGGATCCGGCGCTTTGATCCGTCGTTCTGGCTGGTGGATTTCCCGCGGCCGATGATGGCGAGCGTGACCACCGAGGGCGATGAGACCCTGGTGGTGGACGTGGAGTTCCAGCGCCGCGCCGATCTGGCCGGTTTGATCTGGGAATCGGCCGACCGCTTGAGCCATCCCCTGTGCGCACTGACGACCCGGCGGGATTATCGCGGGCTGGTGTGGCGGTTTCGCTGGCAATCGAGCGGGGCGGTGCTGCCGCTGGATGCGGTGAACGGCCCGGTCTTGACCATCGAGGGGCGCGATGCCGGCGGGCAGGCGCGCACCTGGTATGTGCGGCTGTGGAATTATGCCGTGGGCAGCCCGGCCGATGCCGAGATCGCGCTGGATTTTGATGCGCTGGCCGGCGGCTTTCTGCTGCCGGCGGAGGCCGATCCGGTGTGGGCCGGCGATATCGACCGGCTGTTCATCAGCCTGGTGCCGCCTGGTCATGACGGCGTGGATGCGCCGCTGGCCGCCGTGGCGCAGGGGCAGGTGCGGTTGACCAACCTGCTGGTGGATGGCGATGGCGCCGTATTGCCCGCCGGAGAGCCCGGCCTGCCGCCGCACGACTGGCGGCTGTGCACGGCCTATGACGATCTGTACAATCAGGCCCCCGAACGCATCCTGACCCAGGCACTGCTTTTGGGCTGGCGCGGGGCGATCACCCATTATCTGGGCATGAGCCATTTCATGGCGCTGCAGCCGGATGGGGCGGGGGGCTATGTTGTTGATCCGGCGCGGCCCTTGTGCGGCCCAGCGATGGCCTGGCACCGGGATTTCCTGGCGCGGGCGCAGCAACTGGGCTTTGCGCCCATCCTGTCGCTGTCCATGGAACTGTTTGCCGCGCACTGCCCGGCCGACTGGGCGCAACGGGATGCCACGGGGGCGATGGGGCTGACCGGCTGGGTGCCGCCATCGGCGCTGCTGTCGCCCTGCCAGACGCAGGCCCAGGCCTGGTTGCGCAGTGTGGTGGCGGCGGCCATGGCGCTGTTGCCGGCAGGCGCTGCGCCGGCCTTTCAGGTGGGCGAACCCTGGTGGTGGGTGGGGCCCAATGACCGGCCCTGCCTTTATGATGCCGCCACGGCGGCGCGCTGGCAGCTGGAAACCGGCAGCCCGCCGCCAGCCATATTGGACGTGAAGGGCAGCAAGAGCGCGGCCGAGCAGGCCTATCTGGACTGGTGCGGGGCGCGGCTGGCGGAAGCGACAGCCGGCATGGTGGCGGCGGCGCCGGTGGGCACGGTATCCCATCTGTTGTTCTATGCGCCGCAGGTGCTGCTGGCGGACCGGCCCGAACTGGCCCGCGCCAATATGCCGGCGGCTTGGGCCCATCCGGCCTTCGACGTGCTGCAGCTGGAGGATTATACGTTCGTGACCACAGCCAATCAGGCTGGTCAGGCACGGGCGCGGGCGGCGGTGGCCGGGGCATTGGGCTATCCGCCCACGCAACAGCATTATCTGGCCGGCTTTGTGCTGAATGCCGGCGATGCCCAGGCGCACTGGCCATTGATTGCCGAGGCGGCAGCCGGATCGGCGGCCAGCCAGCTGTTCATCTGGGCCTGGCCGCAGGTGGCGCGCGATGGCTTCACCCCCTTTGCCCTGGATGATGAGGGAGATGCCGCCATGCCGGCCTTTCACGATGTGCGCTTTCCGCTGGAGCTGGGCTTTGGCGCCACTGGCGGCCCCGGTTTTTCCACCCAGGTGGTGGTCACGGGTTCGGGCGCCGAGCAGCGCAATGCCGATTGGGCCGATGCCCGGCTGGAATTTGATGCCGGCGTGGGCATCCGTTCGGAAGCCGATCTGGAACGGCTGGTGAGCTTTTTCCGGGCGCGGCGCGGCCAGGCGCATGGCTTTCGCTTTCTCGACCCGCTGGACAACAGCAGCGCGGCCGATGGCGGGGCACCGGCCGCCACCGATCAATTTCTGGGGCAGGGCAGTGGCAGCACCACGCGCTTTGCCCTCGTCAAGACCTATGCCGATGCCGGGGTGGAGGATGCCCAGGTGCGCCGCATCACCCGGCCCTGGCCCGACAGCGTGCGGGTGGCGGTGGCCGGGGTGGAGCAGGTGGCGGGCTGGTCGCTGGCGCCCGGCGGCCACATTGATTTTGCCGAGCCGCCGCCGGCCGGAGCCGCGGTCACCGCCGGTTATCAGTTTGATGTGCCGGTGCGTTTTGCGGCTGACCGCATCGAGGTGTCGATCGCCGGCTGGCGGGCCGGCGAGCTGCCATCGGTGCCGCTGATCGAAATCCGGGAGGATTGAATGGCCAGCCATGCCATTGTTCAGGACGATCTCACCCATTTGGCGCTGTGCTGGCGGCTGGTGCGCGCCGATGGCGTGGCGCTGGGCTTCACCAGCCATGATCGCGATCTGCTGGTGGATGGGCTGGTGCATCTGGCGCGGCCCGGCATGTCGCCCTCGGCCATCGTGCTGGGTGATGGCGTGACCGCCGATGATCTGGAGGTGGCAGGCGGCCTGTCGTCGGCCGCGCTGACCCGGGCCGATCTTTTGGCCGGGCGCTGGGATGGGGCGCGGCTGCGGCTGTTCCTGGTGGATTGGCGCGATCCGGCGGCCGGCCACGTGGCGCTGGCCAGCGGCACGCTGGGCGATGTCGCGGTGGGGGAGGGCAGTGATGCCGGCTTTGTTGCCACGCTGGAAAGCCCGGCGGCGGCGCTGCAGGCCAGCGTGGTGGAGCTTTGTTCGCCGGAATGCCGGGCCGAACTGGGCGATGCCCGTTGCCGGGTGAGCCTGCGCGGCCGACGCCGGATCGTGGTGGTGACGGCGGCAGAACCGGGGCGGTGCCGGGTGGAGGGCATCGTGGGGGCCGATCATGCTGATGGCCGGTTGCTGGTGCTGGATGGCGTGGCCGCCGGGCTGGAGCGGCGGATCGTGGCGGCCGATGGCGATTGGCTGCAGCTGGATGAGCCGCTGGCATTGGCCGTGGGCGACCGGGTGCAGCTGACCGAGGGCTGCGACAAGCGCTTTGCCACCTGCCGCGACCGCTTTGCCAACGCGTTGAATTTTCGCGGCGAACCGCATGTGCCGGGCGGCGATCTTTTGACCCGGATCGGAGGCTGAGATGGCAGGCATCACCAAGCGCCGGCGGCGGGCGGTTGCCGCTGCGCGGGCCGGGGTGGGGACGCGCTTTCGCGCGCAAGGACGAACGATTGGTCTGGGCCTGGACTGTGTGGGCGTGGCCTTGCTGGCGGCCGCGGGCGCCGGCGTGCGGCTGGCGCCGGTGCCGGCCTATGCGCTGGGCGGGCTGCATGGCGATCTGCTGGCGGCGACGCTTTTGGCACTGGGCTGTCGCCGGGTGCGCCGGGCCAAGGCGGGCGATCTGGTGGAATTTGCGCTGGCGCCGGGCCATCGCCACCTGGCTGTGATGAGTGATCGGGGCATCATCCACGCCCATGCCGGGCTGGGCCGGGTGGTGGAAGGGCCGGCGCCCGATGACTGGCCGGTGGTGGCGCACTGGGCGCTGCCCGGCGTGCGATAGGGGGACGCCAGCATGGCAACCTTGGTACTGGGCGTGGTGGGCCGTGCCCTGCTGGGCCCCGTGGGCGGCATTGTTGGCACCCTGCTGGGCAACAGCGTGGATCGTCGCCTGCTGGGCGGCCGCCGCGAGGGGCCGCGGCTGGCCAATCCGGAAGTGCAGGCCGCGAGCTATGGCGAGCCCTTTCCGGTGGTGGCTGGCCGGATGCGGGTGGCCGGCAATGTCGTGTGGTCAAGCGGCATCCGCGAGACCGCGACCCGCAGTGGCGGTGGCAAGCGCGGGCCGGCAACGACCAATTACAGCTATGTCGCCAGCTTTGCCGTCGTGCTGTGCGCCGGGCCGATTGTGGGCGTGGGCCGGGTGTGGGCCGATGGCCGCCTGATCCGCGATGCGGCCGGGGTGTGGAGCCTGCCGGTGACGATGCGGGTGCATGATGGCAGAGAGAGCCAGCAGCCTGATACGCTGATCCTGGCCGCCGAAGGGGCAGCGCCGGCCTTTCGCGGCCTGGCGCATGTGGTGTTCGAGGATCTGGCGCTGGCGGAATTTGGCAATCGGCTGCCCAATCTGGCGTTCGAGATCAATCCGGGGGCGCCGGCGCAATCCCTCGGCACGGCAATGACCGCGCTGGCGGCGCGGGCCGGCGTGGCGCTGCCGGCGCGCGGCGGCTTTCCCGATGTGACCGGCCTGTTTGCAGGGGCCGCCGCGCCGTTGGCCGACGTGATCGGCCCCTCGCTCAGGGCCAGTGGTGCCGTGCTGGCCGCCGGCACCGCGCTGGTGGGGGAGGGGGTGCCAGCGCGGGTGATGGAGTTTGCCGGCCAGGACCAGGCCGATGCCGCCAGCAGCCGGCGCAGCGCCCCGGCCCGCCAGCGCCGCGCCGGCAGCCAGGGCCTGCCCGATGCGGTGGAGCTGGCCTATTTCGATGACAGCCGGGATTTTCAGCCGGGCCTGCAGCGGGCCCGGCTGCGCGCCGGGGTGCAGGTGGACAATGATGTGCTGCCCCTGGCGCTGGCGCCGTCGGTGGCCAAGCGCCTGGCGCAGGCGCGGCTGCTGCGGCAGCAGGCCGGGCGGCGGCGGCGCAGCCTGCGGCTGCCATGGCGGTTTCTGGGGCTGGCGCCGGGCGATGTGCTGGCATTGCCGGACGGGCAGTGGCAGGTGGCAGAGACGCGCTTCGAAGCCTTTGTTCTGCATGTGGAATTGGTGCAGCGGCCGGGTGTGGCGGCCGGCGACGGCGCCAGCGATGGTGGCCGGGCGCTGGCCCAGGTGGCGCAACCGGCCGGACCAACCCGGCTGCTGGCGCTGGACCTGCCGCCGCTGCCGGGTGAACTGCCCGACGCGCCGCGATTGTGGCTGGCCGGGGCGGGGGCCGCGCCGGGCTGGCGCGGGGCCGGTGTGGAGATCAGCCTGGATGGCGGCGCCAGCTTCATGGCCGGCCCGGCCCTGCCAGGCGCGGCGGTGATCGGCACCGCGCAGAGCGTGCTTCCCGATGGCCCGGCGACCCGCTGGGACCGGTTTGGCGCGGTGGAGGTGGAGCTGCTGGCCGATGCCATGTGGCTGGAAGGGCGCAGCGAGGCATCGGTGCTGGCCGGCGCCAATCTGGCGGTACTGGGCAAGGAGATCATCCAGTTCGCTGCGGCCGAGGCGCTGGGTGGCCGGCGGTTCCGCCTGCGCGGTCTGTTGCGCGGCCGGCGCGGCACCGAATGGGCCACCGGCAGCCACGCGGTGGGGGAGGATTTCCTGCTGCTGGAGGCCGGCGCGCTGGCCAGCCTGACGCTGCCGCTGGAGCGGCTGGGCGAGACGCTGCTGCTGCGCCCGACGGGGTCGGGCGATGCCGCCACGCCGCCGCTGGTGACCAGCATCGGCCGCGTCGCGATCCAGCCGCTGGCCCCCGTGCACTTGCGGGCCCGGCGGGTGGGGGCTGAGCTGGTGTGCCACTGGACCCCCTCCAGCCGCGCCGGCTTTGGCTGGCCGGATTTCACCGATGTGCCGACGGGCGAGCGCAGTCTCGCCTTCCGTGCCGGCCTGTTCACGGCCGCCGGACCGCTGGCGACGGCCGATCTCGACGCGCCGGCCTGGGTGGTGCCGGCTCCGGCCGGGCCATGCTGGCTTGAGGTGGCGCAACTCGGCCTGACGCTGGGGCGCAGCGCCCGGCTGACGATTGATTGA